TTGCCTTTGGCGACTACATCAAGCCCGCCGTTGACGGTACCGGCCGGGCTGCGGTGGGCGCGATCGGCGACCACTGCGGTCGCGCTCTGGGTGCCACCACGGCTGCCGGTCAGCTGTTTGAGATGCAGATCGTGCGTCACATCCATGCCTGATCGTCCCTGAACTGACCCACCGATCCCACTGACGCCATGACCTACGCGACGCAGATTGACCTGGTAGACCGCTTCGGGGCCGATGAGCTGGCCCAGCGCACCAACCGCACCGATGGTTTGACCATCGATACGGTCGTGCTGGAGCGGGCTCTGACAGACGCCGATGCCGAGATTGACAGCTATCTGGCTGCCCGCTACACGCTGCCACTGAGCAGCACCCCTGTGGTGCTGAACCGACTGGCCTGCGACATCGCACGCTACCGGCTGTATGACGATGGCACACCCGCCACGGTACGCCAGCGCTATGAGGATGCTGTGAGCTTGCTCAAGCGCATGGCCAATGGCGACGTGCAGTTGGCGGGAATGGCTGCAGTGGCAGTTGCGGGGGTGGCCACGGTTTATCACAGCTTTGCGCCGCGCCAGATGAGCGATGAAAACTTACGTGGTTTTGCCTGATGGACTTGAGCCTGGTTCTTGCCCGTTTGAAGACTCAGCTGACCGGGCTCAAGTCTGTTGGTATCAGTGCAGATCTGGACGCCGCCATGGAAGGTGTCGTGGCACTGCCGGCCGCCTTTGTTTTACCGCTGGCCGATAGATCGGTCACAACGGAGTTGACCCATGGCCTAAGTGAGCAAATTACCCAGGCCTTTGGCGTGGTTCATGGGCTGAGTAACAAACGCGATGCCCTGGGCGCCGCTGCCCTGAATGACCTCAAAACATTACGCCTGAACCTGCGCAGCGCACTGGTGGGCTGGGTGCCGGACGCTGACACCGGCGAACCGGTGCACTACAGCGCCGGACGCTTGCTGCGTTTGGACGATGGCCGCCTGTGGTGGATCGATGAATTTCAACTGATTACTTACTGGAGCACGTGAGATGGCCAAAGACAAACCCGCCAATTTAGAGATCACTACCGTTAATGGCGATCCCGCTGCCGCAGCACTACTGCCGGTGATTAATGCCAGTCCAGCAGCGACCCCCGACAACACACCCGTGCCCGGCGGTGGCCGCTGGACTTGGGACTACGTCCTCGCTGCTTGGGTGGATCTGGATTCCACCGCTACCCCCGCAACCCCTCTTGTTTAACCGGAGTAAACCCACATGGCAATCACTCGCCTGATTAAAAAAACCGTCATCCTCGCTAAAACCGAGGTGACTCCTGGCACCGATGCCGTACCGACCGGGGCCGCGAATGCGATCAAGGCACTTGATATGTCGATCACGGCGCTCGAGCTGAGTTCGATTGATGTCAAAGTGATGGCAGGCTATTTTGGTGCGGCCATGTCGCTGCCCGGAACCTCCTTCTCCAAGTGCAGTTTTAGCGTGTTGTTGTCGGGGGCCGGGCTGGCCGCCACAGCACCCGCCTGGGGCGCTCTCTTGCTGGGCTGTGCCAGTGCCGAGACGACGGGTCTGCTGGTACCCAACCGGGTGGAGTACCTGCCTGCCACCGACTTTTTGAAGACGCTCACGCTCTACTGGTATGACGATGGCTTGCTGCACACCCTGCTGGGCTGCATGGGCAGTGTCAAGCTGTCCGCCAAATCCGGCGAGGCGCCCAAGCTGACCTTTGACTTTACCGGGCTTGAGTCCACCCCCACGCCGGTGGCCAATGCCGTTGCCATTCTGACGGCCTGGAAAGACCCGGTGGCGATCACCAAGGCCAACGTGACCGATATTCAGCTGGGCTGTACTTATGCGGCCGGGCTGCTCAGTGGCGGTACGGTTTACAACAGCTCGGGGCTGACGCTGGACTGGGGCAACCAGGTCAAATTCTCGCCCTTGTTGAGTGACGAGAAAGTGGTGATGGACGACCGCAAGATCAAGGGTTCGATGAGCCTGGAGCTGACGGCCGTCCAGGAGGCCACCATGATTGGCCAGCTCAAGAGCCGCACGGTGCAGAGCCTGGGCTTTGTCATTGGCAAGACCAGTGGCAACCAGATCATGTTGCACGCCCCGGCCGTCGTCCTCAAGACGCACAAAAAAGAAGATTTCAACGGCCAGCGCCTGGTGGCGTTTGACTTTGAGCTTGACCCGGTAAACGGGAACGATGAGCTGCGCCTCATCAGTCTCTAGTTTTAAAGCCATTCCGGCATCCAGCCCTTATGCGCTTTGCATAAGGTGCTATTGAATTTTTACTCATTGTTTTTTTTGGAAGATCACCATGTTTGTCGTTACCTCAAAACCCACCTTCATTGCCCCCGTCGTTGCCCAAATCCCTGCGGACGGAGGCCGGTTTGAAAAGGTCAAATTCAGCGTCATCTTCAAAGCCCTGGACAAGGCCGAGGTGGATGAAATGCTCAAAGAGATCCGCAGCCATGCCAAAGCCGTGGCCAACGATGCCGATGCCACACCCATGAAAGACCGGGACCTGATCGACAAGCTGCTGGTCGGTTTTGGTCCCGACCTGGTGGAGGAGGACCGTACCCCGATGGCCTTTACCCCGACCAATGTGGACCGCCTGTGTGCGATCTGGCCGATTGAGCCGGCCATCGTCAAGAGCTTCTTTGACAACTACATCACCGGCCCCGCAAAAAACTAATCGACATCGCCCGCCATGCCCTGCGCCCACAGGACTCATGCACGGCGGGCGATGACGCTGAGTTTGACGAGGCGCTGAGATGTTTTGGACTGCAAGCCGACGACGAGTCCGAACTGGGCGAGGAGCCGGATGCAGTCGAGGTGTGCGAGGTACATCCCAGGCATGTGGATGCGCTGAATCTGTTTCTGGCCTGCTGGGGGCAGTTGCAGTTGAGCATCGGCGGGATGGGAGGCGCGAACTGGCGTGGAGCGCAGTCGGTCAACGTGGCGCAAGAGCTGCGCTGGCTGGGTATCCATGGCAAGAAGCAGGTACAGGTGCAGCAGCAGTACCGGGTGATTGAGAAAGAGGCAGTGCGTTTGCTGAACGAGCGTGAGGCGCAGGCAGCGAAGAAAACCTAGCCCTTGCGGCTGGACCAACGGCGCCAGGCCGACCCCAGCGCCAGCAGGGGCAGCACCGCCAGCAACACCAGCTCTTGCAACAGCACCGTCACGGCCAGCGCCCACACGGCGTAAGCCAGGTAGGGGTGGACGACAAGCCAGGCGAGCAGGCCGAAACCTGCCATTGGCCAGAAGACAGATTTATTAATCAAGGGAGTAGGGTTCATGGTTGCTGAAGTTGCGATAAGGATCACCGCCGATGGTAAGGCCGTCGTCGCCGCCGCACAACAGGCGACGGACGCCCTGCAAGGGATCAGCAACCAGGCTGGCAAAACATCTACAACCCTGCAAGACACCCAAAAGTCAAGCGCCGGGCTGAACGCCTCATTTGCCGACATGGGGAAGGCCGGCATCGTCTTTGCCGCCGTCAACTCGGCCGCCAGCGGTCTGCTTGATGTCATGACGCGCCTGCCCACCAGTGGCATCCAGTTCGCCGCGCAGATCGAAGTCACCAACGTCGGTATGGCGGGCATTTTGTCCAGCATGACGGCGATTAACGGGCGGGCCACCACTTACGCGCAAGGACTGGAGATTGCCAGTGGCATCACCGCCAAATTGCAGCGTGACGCCATGCTGACGGCGGCCAGCACGAAAGAGCTGGTCAACGCCTTTCAGGCCATGGTCGGCCCCGGTCTGGCCGCAGGCATGAGCCTAGACCAGATCCGCCAGTTTGCCACCGTGGGTGTCAATGCCGTCAAGTCACTGGGGCTGGAGGGCACTCAAATCGTGCAGGAGCTGCGTGACCTGGTGCAAGGCGGCATCACCCCGGCCAGCTCCACGCTGGCGACGGCGTTGGGCCTGAAGGACAGTGACATTGCCAAGGCGAAGGCCAGCAGCGAGGGCTTGTTTAGCTTCCTGATGGGAAAAATGAAGGGCTTTGCTGAAGCGGGCCCGGCCTACGCCCAAACCTTTACCGGGGTGATGGAGCAAATGCAGGAGCAGCTGGTCAAGTCTGCCGCCACCGTCTTTGCGCCGTTGGCAGGTACCCTGAAAGAACAGGCCAAAGGGATTACCGATGCGCTGGGCAATGAGACCAATGTGGCCCAGCTCTCGAAGCTGACCGGCTCCATCCAACTGATCGCCGGTGCGTTGGGTACAGCGACCCAGTTTGCCATTGCGCACAGTGAAGCGATTGTGACGGTCGTACAGGTTTACGGCGGTCTCAAGATGGGGACGATGGTTGCGGGATGGGTTGCCTCTACCGAGGCCATGCTGCAGGCGTCTGCCGCCTCGCGCCTGGTCGCGATGCAGGCGGCGGCCGAGGCTGTGGCCAACACCGAGGTGACCCTGACGGCTCGCCAAAAAATAGCAGCGTACCTGGCTGAGCTGGCGGCTAAACAGGCCTCTGCTGAGGCCACGGTGGCAGAGACGGCCGGAAGAATTGCATTTTTAAATGTCAGTGTCGCCGCGCTTGAGTTGTCGCGCTCCGAGGTGGTGGCCAAGATGGCCTCTACCCGCAGCACCATTGCGCAGGCGCAGGCCCAACTGGCAGCGGCCCAGGCGGCAGGGGCGCAGAGCTTTTCCCTGGCGATAGCGGCAGAGGCGACCAATACCCTGTCGGTGGCACAAGCACGGCAATCAGTCCTGATGGCTGAGATGACTTTGCTGGGTCAGCAGCAAACGGGGGTGCATGCCGCCATCGCGGCCGCCACCGCTGCGCAAACGCTGGCCACCGAGGGCGCCGCATTGGCGACCAACCAACTGGGTGCGGCCCAAAGGGCGGCATCTGTATCGGGTACCGCCATGGGTTCTGTCATTGGCGCGTTGGGCGGTCCAGTGGGGATTGCCATTGCTGCCGTATCGGTGCTGGTCGGTGTGCTTATGGCCATGAACAGTGAGGCTGATAAAGCCGCTAAAACAGGCTTGTCTAAAGATCGGGTCGATGCCAACAGTGCACAGGGTAAAAAGTCAGAGAGCCGAGATACCAGCGCAATTGACCAGGCAGTAAGCCAACTCAAGGACAAGCGTGATGAGTTACTGATCGACCAAAAGAACCCTGGCGTGCTGTCTTACCTTTTGAAGTCTGATTACCAAATAGGCATGAAGACCCAGATGGATGCCATCAATGGTCAGGTTACAGCGCTGGAGGCAAGCAGTGCTACGGCCGCAGCTATTGTCAGCAAAACCGGTACCGAGGTACAGATCAACGGCGCAACCGCAACGAAGGCGCTCGACGATCTTTTAGGCAAAGAAAAAACCGTCACCTCGCTCACCGCCAAGGCCAAAGAGGAAACCGCCGCCTTGGTGTCCGAGCTGGCCAAGGTGAAGCTCAATACCAATGTGAGTCCCGAAGTGGCCACCGCCAAAGAAAATGAAGTGGCAGAAGCCAAAAAGGCCATTGCCGTCAAGCTGCAAGGCGACCTGAAGCAGTTGCGCGAAAAGGGCATGGGCGAGGCGCAAGCCCAGGCTAAATCCCTTCTAGCCGGGCAAACTAACTATTACGAGCAACTTCAAACTGTCGTCTCCGGTGGTGAGAAAAGGACACAGGCGGGGCTCTCTGCCCAACACGCCGCCGGCCTGATCTCCGATGAGTCGTATTACACGCAAAAGCGTGACATGGCTCTCGTTTCCAACACCGGAATGCAAACGCTTGTGCAGCTTGAAATTGCATCAGTGCAAAAGTCCACCCTGCTACAAAAAGACAAAATCGCGGCCATCGCCAAATATGACAGTGAGTTGACCAAGCTCAGACAAGATGAACTGGGCATTACCACTGCCTTTGATGATGAAATGCTCAAGGCCGATGCCAAGGTCCGTGCTGAGTATTCCAAGGTCATGACGGAGTACACGCAAAAATCTTATGACGCCCGGAAAAAAGAAACCCAAGCCATCACTGACTATGGGACAGCGATTGACGATCAAAACGCGCTCACTCAGCTCGAGCTGAGCCTGGCTGGATCAACCGCTCAGGCCCGAGAAATTGCACTGGGCCAGTACCGGGTTGAACTCGACCTGAAAAAGCAGCTTAAGGCGATTAACGCCGTGCAAGGGCAAGGCGATGAGTTCGATAAATGGAAAGCCGATGAAACGTTGCGTGCGACCGAAGCCGCTGCCCGCGCCAGCGCTGGTTTGCAATCTAAAGTTTCTGTTGACGAATGGAAAAAGTCTGTCGAAAAATACGATGACATTTTCCGCACCGGCTTTGCCGATATGGTGAACAACGGGTCAAGCGCCTGGGGGTCATTCACTAAGTCGCTGGCCACCACCTTCAAAACCAGCGTGGCTGACCAGATTTACAAGATGTTCGCCCAGCCGTTCGTGATGCGGCTGGTGGCGAGCCTGATCGGCGTTGGCGGTGGCGCGCTTGGGCTGGCGGGTTCGGCCAGTGCGGGTCAGGGGGGCGCAGGCAACAGCTTGAGCGTCCTGCAGTCGATCAAGAGCGTCTACGACACGATCACGACCGGGTTCACAGGACTCAGCGCAGGGGTTACCAATTTCCTCAGCGTATCGTCTGCCAATGTAGCTGGCACCGGCCTTGACGGCATGCTGGCGGCGAACGGTGCGTATGGCACATCAGCCAGCGGCGCCGGCTGGGCCACCAGCATCGGCTCTGCCGTCGGTGTGGCTGCCGGTGCTGCCGCAGGCTTGGCTATTGGAACCGTAATTTCCGGAGAATACGGAAGTAGCGGCACCGTCATCGCCGGCACGGCCATCGGCGCAGCGGTCGGATCAATCGTCCCGGTCATTGGTACCGCGGTGGGCGCAGCCCTGGGCGGCGCCATCGGCGGCCTGGTCAACCGCATGTTCGGCATGGGCAATACCGAGGTGCAATCCAGCGGTATGCGCGGCACCTTCAGCCAGTCCGGCTTTGCGGGTAACAACTATGCCAACATGCACCAATCCGGCGGCTGGTTTCGCAGTGACAAGGACTGGACGGAAACCTCTGCGCTGGCTGCTGGCGTGGCCGATTCGATGACCCAATCCTTTATTGGGACCAAAGTTGCCGTAGCGCAAGTCGCCGCCTCGCTCGGCTTGTCGGTTGATACCATCCTGACCTACAGCAAGAGCATTGACCTGGCAGCCGGCACAACAGCGGAACAAATGACGGCCATGTTCATGGGCATGGCGGACGATATGGCGACTGCCGTGGCTCCCGGCTTGGCCGCCCTGGCTAAATCAGGAGAAGCCGCCAATGTGACGCTGAGCCGCCTGTCCACCAGCCTCACCACTTCCAACGCTTGGTTGTCCCTGCTGCAACAGCGCTTATTCCAGGTGAGCCTGGCCGGTGGTGATGCGGCCAGCAAGTTGGCCGATGCCTTTGGCGGGTTGAGTAACCTGACCGCTGCCAGCAAAACTTTTTACGAGACTTACTACACCGAGGGTGAACGCGCCGCCCGCAGCCAAAGTGATATGGCGGCAGCGCTGTCGATGGTGAACCTGGCCATGCCATCGACCAAAGATGAACTGAGGGCATTAGCGGGGACGCTTGACCTCAATACCGAATCAGGCCGTCGCGCCTATGCCGTGTTGCTGGCGATTGCGCCTGAGTTTGCAGCGACGGCTGATATCATTGTCAAGCTGGCCGGTGAGACCGCCGTCAGCTTGATGAAGGCAGTTGTTGGTGGCTGGCAACTGGTCCCCGCCCTGGATACTGCCGCGCTGAAAGTCAGCGACTTCACGGGCGCTGCAACTGTGCTGTCCGGGGAAATGAGCTATATCAACAGCATCATGGGAGACTCAACCAGTTCTGTCATAGGATTCAGCGACGGCTCTTATGTCCTCGGCACAAATCTGAGTCAGTCGCAACTGTCAGCAAAGCTGCTGAACAGCCAGGTCATTGCCCTGAAAGACAACGCTGATAAAACCCGCATCAACTTTGTGGGTCTCGGTGAAGCACTGGTGGACGTCAATACGGAAACCTTTGTCGCCACCATCGGGCTTGTGTTTGAGAACCTGGCCAGCCGCATCCAGGGCATCATCGGCGACATCAACACCGAGCGCATTGCAGTGCGTGATGCGGCCCTGAGCATCATCAATCCGACGGTGATGAGCAAGACGCAGATTGAGTACGGAATTGCGGGAATCAATACAGTTCTTCCCAGCAACACTGGGGTGCAATCGGCCAATTTGGCGTTGGTTAATGCGGACGCTAATGCCGCGCAGTCCCTTGATAAAACCCGAACAGCGCGTGCCCTGTTCGAAAATGCACAGGTAAATTTGTCTTCGGCATCGGCCGCCGCCTCGCGTATTTCAGCTGCGGACGCCGCTTACGAAAAAGCGTTGGCCATGCGCCAAGCCGACCCCTCTCGAACCGACATCCTCGACCTGCTAAACAACGCGGCGGGGTTCATGGTCGATACGCGCGGTCGAGATTCGGCATTAGCCGCCACGGCGCCCGCTGCCAATGCTGAGTACGCGCGTTCCGCCGCAGTTTTAGCAGCAAATTTAGCTCTCCAATCGGCGGCGGAAGTAGTTCAATCTGCTGCACAGCTGTCAGCTAAAAATTCAATCATCGACTACGCATCAGCGCTGCAAAACTTCACGATTGATGCCAGCAAGTCAGTAGGAAAGCTGACCAAACTGCGCGAAGAAACTGTCAAGTATTACGAGGCGCAAAGCAAGCTGGCCAGCCTGATGGAAACCAGCGCAGCCGGTATCCGCAGCACCATCAGCGCCTATACCTTCAGTCAAAAAACCGACGAGCAAAAGTTCCAGGACTTGGCCGGTCAGTTCTCAACGTCTTACACCCTGTCAAAAGTGACGACCGGCGAGACGCTGGCCGGCTACGGCGACAAGATCAACGCGCTCATCAACCCGATGATCGAGGCCTTGAAGGCCACCGGGCGTGACAACCTGATCGCCTCATACCTGGCGCAGGCAGAGGCGGTGGCGGCCAATGTGGACAACGGCGTGCTGTCGCTGGGTAATTACCAGCAGGACAGCCTGGGCATGCTGGGCAGCATTGATGCCACCCTGGCGGCGCTGGATGCCTCCAGCCAGTCAGCCGAGAGAATCATCAGCGATGCGGTACGCGCCGGTAGCGACAAGACCGCTGCCGGGCTGCACGCCGTGATCGCCGCGTTGACCGGGCAGGCCGTACCGGCCTTTGCGGCGGGTGGTATCCACACGGGCGGATGGCGTCTGGTGGGCGAAAACGGACCCGAGATGGAGAACACCGGACCCAGTCAGATCTTCAACGCCAGCCAGACACGCGGCATGTTTTCGGGTGGCGGGTCAGGCGGTGGAGGCAATGCCGACATAGTGTCAGAACTTCGTTTCTTGCGGCGGGACAACGCGGCCATGCGGGCGGAACTGCAAGCCATCGCCAGCCATACCAACAAAACGGCACGGCTGCTGGATCGGGCGATGCCCGATGGCGATGCACTGGCAACCCGGGTCACCGCATGACACTCAGCATCATCAAGCCCAACGGCTTAACCCCTGCGGCACTGACCTCCACCACGGCGGTGGACGAGTACCCGAACTATGTAGCCGGCACCAGCTACGCCCTGAACGCGCGGGTGAGCTACCTTGGACGCATTTGGGAATGCGTTGCAGAGCCAAGCCTTGGAAAAACACCTGACGCCAGCCCGCTCTATTGGTTCAACTACAGCCCGTCTAATCGATGGCGCATGTTTGACAGCGCGGTAGGCACTATCACCTCGGCAGTCGGTGGGCTGACGGTCGTCATGCGACCCGGTGCGGTAGGCGGCATCGCCTTGCTCGAGCTGGTGGGTGGGTCCGTCAGTATCGTGATGCGAGATGCGCCAGGCGGTTCTGTTATCTACAGCAAAACCGTGGTGCTAGATGGAACGGAAGTAAATAGCCTCTATGACTGGTTCTATGCAGAGTACGCCCAGCTTGGCGATGTGGTGCTGACCGACCTTCCGATTCACTTTGTCAGCAACGAACTTACCGTAACGCTGAGCGCTACCAGCACCATCGCCACAGTGCAGTGCGGGGTTTGTCATTTCGGCTCGGTAGTGGCGGTGGGCCAAGCCCAGTACGGGGCCACCGTTGGCATCATCGACTACAGCAAGAAGTCTGTTGATGCGCTCGGTAACTACTCAATTCAGCAGCGGTCTTTTAGCAAACGGGCTGACCTGCAAGTAGTTACTGAAAAAGCAGACTTCAACCGGGTGTTTCGAGCGCTGTCCGCCCTGCGCTCTACCCCCTGCGTTTACATAGGGACCGAAGCCCCGGGTTACGAACCTTTGATTGTTTACGGCTTCTACAAAGACTTTTCAATTGACGTGGCATACAGCCAGACCCATCTCTGTTCTCTCTCCCTGGAAGGATTAATCTAAATGACCATCAGCCCCATCCCCGCGCTGGACCGAACCAGCCTAACCTTCAAGGCCGACGTTGATGCGTTCTTCGGCTTGCAGCTTCCGGCCTTTGCTGGCGAGGCCAATGCGCTTGCTGCAGACGTTACCACCAAGCAGGCGACCGCTAGTGGCGCCGCCAGCACCGCAACAACGCAGGCCGGGATTGCCACTACCAAAGCCGGGTTAACCGCTGCCGACGCGGCTGCTACGGCGGCTGACCGGGTGCAAACCGGACTAGACCGAGCATCAGCTACAGGTAGTGCATCAACAGCCACAACTCAGGCTGGCATCGCTACCGCCAAAGCGGGGGAAGCTGCCGCGAGTGCTTCAGACGCCGCTACTAGCGCCGCCACCGCCACGGCCCCGGTAGCGCCCGCCACCCACGCCGCTACCAGCAAATCTGCCCCCGTCGATGCCGACGAACTGCCGCTGGCAGACAGCGCGGCTACCTTTACGCTTAAAAAGCTTACGTGGCTAGGCCTTAAGGCTACGCTGAAAACATATCTCGACGGCTTCTATGCCGCCAAAGGAACCAACTCTGACATCACTGGTTTGACGGGATTGCTGGGGCCCGGGCTAACGCCTGTCGGCGCTATCACCCATTTCCCCTTTAATTACGCACCTGCAGGTTTCCTAAAGGCAAATGGTGCTGCTGTAGCCGTAGCGACATACGGACTTTTGGCAGCCGCCTCTTATTGCGGGGATGCAAGCAACCCAACGGCGCCGTTTGGTTACCGCTGCAACAACACCGACGGCAGTGGGCGCAGTATCACTGGAACGTACATCGTCTTACCTGATATTCGGGCTGAGTTCATTCGGGGTTGGGATGATGGGCGTGGAGTAGACAGTGGGCGGATTTTGGGTAGTGCCCAGGGTTTCTCTGTTGAAGCCCACGCACACGGTTCATCTGCATTAGCTGGCGCTAATTCGCGACCTGTTGGCGGCGGCTCTAGTGAATCC